AGAGTGGCGTAAACGGTTCACTTAACCACTGGCATATGCTAGGGCAAAGTCAGGAGAGACTATAATTCTCCGTGGAGTTCATCCCAATCAAGTTGAACACTGATCTAAACTGGTACGGATCAGTATGTATATATTTTCCCAGTGGCTAATGGCCTTATGTTGAGAATTATGGATAATTCAAAAAACAATGGTGGTAATCCACTCACCGTATGGGGTGCTCCCATACACACAATGTTTCGTCTAGAAACACAATCCAGCAATGGAACAACAACAACCGTACATGCATCGAACTCGATGCATTCAAAGATTGAAGGTGATAATGGATCTCGTATCTTAGCTACAGATGATGGTTTTTCAGCTGACGCAGATATTGGCAAATTTCTGAGTCGCAAAGTTAAGATCGCAACATATCAATGGGCAGTCGGTGCCCATCTTTCGCACAACTTTGCACCTTGGAATTTATTTCTTGCGAATGCAGCTGTAGCGAATAAATTACAAAATTATCAACTGATTAAAGGTGACTTGAAACTCACTTTTTATGTCAATGGCACTCCCTTCCATCTGGGCATGCTTATAGCAAGTTACAATTATTTAGGCGCAGGTTCTGCAGTCGTGACGATTGGGGGTGACACCCAACTCGTTACGCGCTCGCAACGACCACACCTATATTTAAACGTTTCCACAAACAAGAGTGGATGTTTATGTTTGCCCTTCTTCCTACCCACTAACTACTTATCACTCACTTCTCCACTATTTAATGCAGCAAGTATTGGTACTTTGAATCTGGATTCTTTTGCCGCCTTGGCTCAGATTAATGCTGGTACTGATACTGTTACTATTACTGTATTTGCTGAAATGTTGAACGTCAAGCTTACAGGACCAACCATGGTTGCTGTATCTTTAGCAGGACCAACAACGATTCCTTTTGATATGTTTGTCGTGGAACCACAATCTGATGAATACGACAATACAGGGGTAATATCAGGACCAGCTTCAGCTGTTGCAGATTTTGCTGGGAAGCTAACAAGTGTCCCAGTTATTGCTCCATTTGCTTTGGCGACACAAATTGGAGCTACAGCAACTAGCAACATAGCACGTTTGTTTGGTTATTCTAAACCTGCTCAGCTTGCGGATGTTCAACCCATGCGTAACTATCCGGTTAGTAGTTTGGCACTAGTTGAAGGGGCTGATACCTCTCAAAAGCTGACTATGACTGGTAAGGCAGAGTTAAGCATTGATCCTAATATCAGTGAATTAGATTCTACTGATGAGTTATCAATGGAATATATTGTAACCAAAGAATCCTACATCACTCAATTCTCTTGGGATGTAACGGATCTAGTTGACACTACTCTTTTTTCGATGGATGTTGATCCTATGGCTGAAAGAAGAGCAGCTGTCTCAGGTGGTTATCAAATCATTCCCACAGCGCTTTCTTTTGCTTCTCGTCCCTTTTCTGCTTGGTCTGGAACTCTTAAGTACCGATTTCAAGTAATTGCTTCACAATACCATAGGGGCAGAATTTCTATAATTTATGACCCTACAGGACCACTCACAGGAGATCCTTATAATACGACGTTCAATTCAATTATTGATTTAGAGGATGCTCGCGATTTCACGATGGAAGTAAAGTGGCAACAGGATAGAGCGTATTGTTTTATTTCAACAGATAACACTAGAACATTTTACACTGAAACAGCTCCTGAAACGCGCACATCTACTAGAAATACCTGCAATGGTATCTTCTATGTGCGTGTTGTTAATGAGTTGGTGGTACCTGATGGGACCACTGGTGTTAAGATTCTGGTTTCTGTTTCTGCTGGTGATGATTTCGAACTAGTCAACCCTAAGGGCTCAACTTTAGCAGTTGAATCTTTTGCACCAGTTGCTCAAGCTTTAGTGTTGGACAATAAGATATTTGATCTGTTCAACGTTGTGCCTCAATCATCTTCGACTGAGATCACCCCAGAAGGTGAGAATGCACCAGAACAAGAAACACAAACGCTAGAGTTAACCACCTCGGTCAAAACAATGCCGATGGAAAAACCGTTGATGTTTTATGGTGAAAGATTTGTATCCTTCCGCCAGTTATTGAAACGTTATACATTTTTCCGGTCAATGGCATATAGTACCGGAGTTGCATCACAAATTTTCAATTCAATGCATTTGCGTCAGATGCCTGCAATGCCAGGTTTTGATCCTAATGGTCCAGATATAACTGCAGCATTAACCCCTTACACATACGTGGGTAATTGTTACATAAACTATCTCAAACTGGCATATGCTGGATGGAAAGGATCCATTAGGTGGAAGTTTCTTCCCGTATCTTCAGTTAAGACTATGACAGTATCTAGGAACACAGGAGATGAAGAACGCAACCTGGACGTAGACTTTGCATATGATGCAATCTATGTGTATACAGTTGGTACTTCCAATTCGTACGTAGCAGGTAACCGCTTGTTCACGAGAGAGATGACAGGTGGAGGCGCCGCTATCACACAATGTAGAACACAAGATGCATTAGAAGTTGAGATACCGTACACTACCAATTTGCGGTTTTCTAAAA